CTCATTCTTGGGTCTAATGTATAACCCGCACCAGTAACACGACCTGTTGTTGGATCAGTTGTAAACTGAGATGAACCAAAACGAGTGGTTACTCCTACTGGTCTAAAACGAGCTTCATCAGCGGCTAATCTTGCTGCATCTCTTTGTGCATCAGCTTGTATCTGTGCGGCTCGTCTAGCAGAACTGCCGCCAAATAAGCCTCCCAACAGAGAAGCTCCACCACCAATTAAGGCTGCTGTAATAGGCATAATTAAACTCCAATCAAAATATCGTCCACTTTTGACGGGTCTTTCTCGTCAGTGGCATGAATACAAAACCAAACACAATCTGTCAAAGCCTTAACACCATGTGTAAGACCTGCTTTAATCTCAACACACGCTGGCGCTTCAATAACTTCTACTTCATCACCCTTCATCACCGCAACCTTACCTTTAGCTAAGATAGACAAATGGCTAAAGTCATGGGTATGCTTCAGAATGGCTGTACCCGCCTCAAATGAGGCTTCCTTGGCATACAAACCATCACTAAAGTGGTGTGAAATCATGCTGTACGTTTCCACATCGCCACAGCAATGTATGGCTGAAGGTTAGCGTTAGTGCCAGGATCACCACTAGTGTTAATTGTTGTTGAAACACTAATTCCAGTAGATGCGTTTGCAGTATTGTTAACAACACTTATGTTAGCGCCAACACCACCATAGGCATAAGAGCCAGAGCCTGTTTCTGTAAGGAAATTACCAGAAGATGCTGCGTGATTGTGTTGTGGGTCAGTAACTGTTGTTGAAGTTGTGTGTGCGTGAGTTACGACAATAGCGTCTTTGCTACCACCAGTTTCTTCCAAAGTATCAAACAATGCGTCACTTGCATTGAGGCCAACCATGACTCGACCCGCACCAAATGCTGTCCAAGTACCAAAGCCTAGCAAAGTCGCAGGGTTTGTTGAAACACCAGCATTGATGTAAATAGAACCTACAGGGTAAACAGCCGCCAAAGAAGCTGTTACTGCCGCTGTAACAAAAGCAGTAGTCGCCAATTGAGTAGTGTTTGTTCCACTAGACGCTGTAGGCGCTGCTGGTGTACCAGTAAATGTAGGAGAAGCTAAATCAGCTTTGGTCGCAATAGCAACAGCAATATTGACATACTCAGTGTTGATCTCAGTACCTTTAACGATCTTTAGAGGATCACCAGAAGGAAGTGAATCTTTAGTAGCAAAGTTAGTGGATTGTGTATAGTTACTCACGACATTTTCCCATCTTTAGATTGAATTTCAATTCTCTGCATAGAAAGCGCAGTACCATTGATATTTGTTTCGTAGCCAGTTTGAACAATTTTACCGCTACCACTTGCCTGTACAACCAAAGTCTGTATAGCAACACCATCAGAGTATTGAGCAATGTTGTACTCACCAATACCATACTCAGACGTTCCTTGAGAAGGAATCAAAGCGTTAGCAGATAAGTAATTTGTACTAAAGTCAAATCCCCATTTAATCGTGACAAACTGGTTTGTTCCACCAATCACAACTACTTTTAGACGCTTTAACAATGAAGTGACATTGGCATTTCCAAGGTCAGCATGGTTTGTAAAATACTGCATCCTGTAAGAAGAAGTATGGTCTTGATAAGTACTATACTTACCAATGTAACCATTCTTGCCAATCAGAACATCACCATTTCTGCGAGATAGCAAAGCAGTTGGCTCTATCGAATTCCAAACAGTCACCCTGAAAGAACCATCTTGTAATTGACCTCTTGTGTCAAAGCAATAAACCTCTTTGACAGTAGGCACAGTCAACAAGTAAAAGGCTTCTGTTTCAGAGTAAACAGTCTTGATATTGGAAGGTGTTTCACTACCAACAATAGCCATAAAGTCACTGCGAATGTTCTTAGACAAGTCTCCAATCGGAGCAGACTTCTCAATGATTGTTCTAGCAAATGAACGCACACCAGAGTTAGATAAGAACAAAACATCCTTACCAGTACTCTGAATAGAGTCCCTTGCAATACATCCAATGCCACCAACAGTGTCAGACAAAGTAATAATTGCAGGTGAAGTCGCATTGGCATACACCAGAATCTGACGTTTACCAAAGATGATTAAGTAGTTGTTATGTGCCGCTAATCCTGTAATCTCATCAGCACCATTAGGCCAAACTCTATCAATGTTTAAACTTCCAGCCGTTCCTGTACTCCAAACATGACCCGCTAAAAGGTCAGAGAAAAAGACAGTTACATTGTCTGTAGTTGTATCAGCAGCCCACAAACGTCCAAATGCAGAAATAACGATGTTTGCAGAAGGAACAGTTCCTACATAACCAGTTTTCTCACTAACTCTGCGATAAGTTGATGTACTTACAGCAGGGTCATAAATCAATGGATCATGACCAACTTGGAAGAAATAAGTAATCCCATTGAGTGAAGCACATGACCAATTACTAGCAGTAATGGTAGGAGCAGTACCACCCCCCCCATAGGTCAATTCAACAACAGCGTTTGAGCTATTTAACTTAAATAACTTGTTGTTCCCTGCGAACAAAACTGTAAGAGTGCCATCAGATTGAACTAACTCATGGATAACACCAACATCGTTAGCACCAAGGTTTCCAGAAGATGAATTAACCCTTGCATAACCCTTACGAGAACCAATGCGACCATATTGATCAATGATGCAATTTGTTGCAACCAAAGCAAAACCAGCCGCCAAATCTAATGGCGAGTCTTGTGTATTCAGACCAAAGAAGCCTGGTGCTGAAATACTTTGCGTTTGGAGTTGTTGGCTCATACTGCTACAAACTCCTGATTTTCAGGATAACGAGTGCCTTCTAGAGCAATCTGGTCAGCCAACATACCCCTATACAGTTGATAAGCCTCAGAAGAGTTCAATCCACCATCTTCACCACGTTCAACCAATGCTCTAGCATAAGCATTCTGCACAACAAGAACATCAGGAACTAACACTGAAGTGCCATCAGCAGTTAATGTAGCTTGTGGCACTGTCAGAGAGAATGGAATGCTATAAACGCCATCAGGTCTTGGATAGAGAACTACTTGTGTGTCTCCATTGTTGTCTACACCATCGAATGCGTAGTACTGAGGAACTCCAGTGATTGAAGGAACAAGATTCTGATACCTGTTCATCTCCACAAATGAGATGTTCTGCAATGCAACATTTGATGTGGTGTTCAAAGCATCCATCACTTGAAACTTCTGACCAGCACCCGTCATTGAGTAAACATGGGCGCTTGATGATGTGGTCAATGTAACTGTACGACCAAGGACATTCCAACTAAAAGAATCCTCAATCTGACGTTTGGCATCGTTAACAAACAAGCCAATCAGAGTTGAATAGGCAGTCTCATTGTTGGTAGAAACTTGAGTCTCACGCAAGCGAATCAATACATTGTTAATCAGTTGTAGGAATGTCATATTCGTTGCGATCCTTCAATTTCAAAAGTTGCAATGACAGAAATAGTAGAACCAGTTTCTGAAGTAGCAGATATGTAATCACCCTCTTCCAACACAATATATTGATTAACATCAATCTCAGCATAAGTTGACTTAGATGTTAGTGTGTACTCATTGGTAATTAGAATATTTGCGTTTGCACTAAAGTCATGCCAAGTAAAACTAATGTGTTTATTTGATGAACCATTGTTTGAGGCGTGAAGAAGGACGCACAAAGCATAATAGCCAGTCGGTACTGTAAACAGCGTAGTAGCCGTATTAGCAGTTAGATTTTTACCGACAGAAAATGGTCTCATTTGTTCCTCTTAGAGATAGCTTTGGCTTTTGCTCTAGCGTCTTCCTTGGACGATGCACCCCAAGCTCTAAGAGAAAGAAGAAGTCGGGTAGGCTTTCCATCTTTCATCTCAGCGCCAGGCATATTGCCCATTCGTGCTAAAAAGGATGCCCTACGAGGGTTATCTCCCGACTTTACAGGTGCTTTTAAATTACCACCAGTTTCTGCATTATAAGATGCTCTCCCCTTGGCATTCAAGCCCCCTTTCGGGTTTTTTCCTTCTTTAGTTTGCCAAGCAGGGGATTTCATTTCTTCACCTTTTTTGGAGGTGTGTGAGTAAGAGTTTTGCTGTTAGAGGTGTGTTTTGCACCAGTCATTAAAACGCCACCATCTTTGTGGACAGGGCCTTTGTAGACTTTTCCATCAGGCAAATAGTGTGTGGCTGTTTTGCTCATTTCTTTTTAGCAGTCTTAGCTGCCGCCTTAAATGCCGCCTCAGTAGGAGCGCCTTTAGAGCCAACCTTACGCATCTTTTCCTTAGAGCCAGCCTTAATGCGTTCTTGTTTGGCATTGATGTTAGCGTATAGACCTTTTTTCATTTCTTGACCTTTCGAGCCTGAGATAAAGCAATGGCAATAGCCTGTTTAGGCTTTTTGACAATAGGGCCACCTTTGCCAGAGTTAAGCGTTCCCGCCTTAAACTCTCGCATGACCTTAGAGATTTTGGCCTCTGCTTTAGTCTTTTTCATTTGCTACGACCTGATTTCTTCATCATGTTAGTAGCAGTACGGCTACCACGAACAGGCATAGACTTAGGCTTGCCAACAGCAACCATGATGGCTACAGGCATACCTTTAGCCTTCTTAGGGGCTTTAGAACTGGTCATTTTTGGGGATTTTCCGTACATGATTTCACCTTACTAGTTTAGTTGCAACAAAAGAAATAATACCGCCAACAACAGAGGCGATAGCCATACCTACAAAGAAACCACCTTTAGACTTGTTTGCCATCTCTAATAGAGATTTAATGTCTTCACGCAAAGCATGAACTTCTGTCTGTAAAGCCTCAACTTGGGCTTCTAGTTTGCCAAACTCTCTTGGATCAATATCAGACATTTTCTACTTTCTTTGGTCTACCTAGCTTCTTGACAGGAGTAGGTGGTGATAGAACAACTGGTTTTTCAAAGGACTCTTTTTCTTCTCCATCAATTCTGACATATCCTGCATGACCTTTCATGCTGTCAATATCGTGCTGATGAACAAATGTTACTGTTTGACCGCTTGTTAAACAACGAAATGTAGCCATAAAAATCCTTTGAAAAAGGGGACTATTAGTCCCCCTTTATTAAACTACTGCACGAGCAACAATGAGTTGCAATGTAGTAGATGCCAAGTCCACAGAACCTGCTGTAGGGTTGTAGGTCACGATAGTCACTGTATTAGCGGCTGAAACATAGGCTCTACGAACCAAACCTGCTTCAGAAACGCCAATGGACATACCGAGAACCATATCACCCAATGCAACGCCTGGTACTGTAACTGTATCTGTAGCGGTAGCAGTAGTTGCTATTGATGCGCTATCTAGAGTACAAGAAACATCCCAAGTGTCTGTAAAAAGACCACGGAACTGGTCGTTGCCCCTACGGGAAACAACTGCTGTTGCTGCTGCCATAATAATTCTCCTAATTAAGTTAAAAAAGTCCCCCCACCACTAGGATGAGGGGCGCAACTGCAATTAGGCTGGAACTGCCAAAGCAAAGGCGGCTGAAGCGTTAGAAGCAGAGCTTGTAGCGCTTGTACGCAGAGCCTTCACGCCATACAGAGTGTCAGCAGTAAACAATGTACCAAGGTACTCTTGCTTGTACTGAGTCTGTGAACGGATGCCCAACTGCTCAACCAACACCATCGCATCACGATGACCCATCAAGCAGATACGATCATTACCAGAGTTACCAGCACCAGTATCAGCATTAGAGGTAGCGAAAACAGCCATGCCGTAGAGCTGACCGATTTCACCATTGCGGATTGCATCGCCATTGCCGACAAATGCTTGCTCAGTGTAACGAGCCAAACCCATCAAAGTGTTACGGCTTGAAGGTGGGATCAGGAAGAAACGACCATCCATAGGAATGTCGTTGTCGTCCAAACGCTGAATGGTGCGACGAATAGCAGCATCAGTCAAAGCGGCAGCGTTAGAAGATGTGCTGTTGTAAGCAGTAGTACCATCAGAACCAATAAAGGCTTTGGTAGTAGTGTTGCTAGTAGCATAGTCATCAGTACCAACTGTAGCGCCATTGAAAGCACGACCCAAACGAACCAGATCGGTGTCAATACGACGAGCCAAAGCATAACCAGCGTCTTCTGTGTAGAAAGAACGCAGTGATGTCAGGGCTTGCACTTCAACGATGTCTTCGATCAAGCGTGAGTACTCATAGTGTTGGTTGATCAACACTTGAATGTTGGTTTCGCTGTTAGCGATCAAAGTCACAGCATCAGTAGCGGCCTTCAATGAGGCAGAGCCACGAGCAGGGCTAGGAATGTTAACAGTGTCACCCTTTTTGCCTTTGAAAGACATCTTCTTGACCAAATTAGCCAAAACGAGGTTTTTCTTATAGGCGGCAACAATTTCATCACTCCAAATTTCTGGAATAAATGCGGCTGCGGAGGTAGTGGTTACACTATTTGTTGGGGAAAATGCTTGGTTAGCCATGATTAAATTTCCTAAGTTAAATTATCGAACACGACCTTCAGAGTACGCTTGCATGATTTCATCACTCAATGCTTCATATCTCTGTGGGTCAGTCATCTTGAGACGAATGAGGTCACTCCTTCGATAGACTCTCTTTGAACTCTCTCCAGAGCCACCTACATCAACTTGTGCGGCTTTCATGCTCTTTGTCCTCTGTGCGTTACCCGCTTGTTCAGACTCTTTAGCTTTAATACCACGCAATTGTTTGAAGGTAGACAACAATTCATTAGCCGAATCATAGTCAAAATCACCATCAGCCTTTGCATAAAGTCCCAAACGTACAGGTGAAGATTTCACCCAATTTTGGAACTCGGAATCATTGACTACTTGGGAGTAATCAGGATGATCTTGCGCTAACTTCTGCTGAATCTGCATCCTTTTGAACTCTTGACTAGCTTGTCTAGCCGCAAGTACATCAGGATGTCTATCAATCGTATTCTGAACTGCTTTCTGAGGGTTCTCAAAAAAGTCAACTTCAGGTTCTTCCTCAACTTGCTGTTGTTTTGATCCGAGGTTCTGCTTGAGCAACTCATCAGCCAATTTACGGACTTCGCCAACCTCTTGGGCTTGCTTACCAATGAGCTTTTCAGCCTCTTGGTGCATCCGTACTATCTCTTCTAGACTTTTTGCCCTGTATTTCTCAGGAAGTTCAGTTTTAGACTCTTCTACTTCGAGTTCGCCTAGCGGCTCTTTTTCATCATCAATCAGCATATTTTTGTTCCTGCCAAAATGGTTGTAGGATAATCAACTCGGCTTTACGCTTATGAGTTGGCTTTGCGCTCTGCCTTCAACTTATCAATGTGTTTAGCCTCAAACCGCCCATAAGAGGACGGGAAGTGACCAGACCAACCTTCTAAGTTAAAGTTAGGTGCGCTTACGATACGATGGGCTACCCCACCGCATCCACACTGAATACTGGAGACCTCATAAATCACCAGAGCCTCAGTGCGCTGCCCGCATTCGCAAGCAAATTCAAACATTCTTCTCATTTAAGTCCTCGTATGCTCTTTCACTAACCCATTTCAGGGTTTGTAGCCAAACTAGCATAGAAATCTCACCTTTGCGAAATTGTAGACTTTTTTCGTCAGAAATGGTAGAGACATTATTCATAGATTCAAGCATTTTGTCTACATCTTGCATTAAATCTATCCACCCCTGTTTAGAAAACAGATCAAATCTGTCCTCATAGTATTTTTGCAGTTCTGGACTCATTTTTCTTCTACGTCCATGACTGGATCAAGTTTTTCCTTCAGGATGGCAAAGAAAGCATCTCTACCTACTTGAAGTTGATCAACATTGAATCTAGCAGAAGCCAGTTTTCGGTCTAAATCTGCTACATGGTTGACTAGAGTCTGTTGCTCTTGTGTCATGTCCTCAAAAATGTACTCAATTCCATCAATTGTCACTGGGTTTTTTGTGTTGTTGCCCATGATTTTCCTTTAATGTGCCACTAAGTTCAGGTAGTGGCTTCCTGTTTTACCAAGGTGTGCCAGTAGCTTTTACAGGGTTCTTTAGCAAAGCAATCTGAGCCGCCAAAGAAGCCTCTGTAGCATCCTTATCAATGCTTTCCCAAACCCAACCAAGGACTATAGCTTGCGTGAGGTCTTCATAAGGGATTGTAGGAGTTCCTTCAGGCCATCCGCAAGTAGAGTAGGCAGAAGCAGAGAACTCTCCATCTACTGCATTACATTGCCAGTGAGCCACAGTAACAAAACCTGTAGCGACATCTCTGTCTAAGGTTGAAATGTTCCAGTTATATGTGATAGCCATGATTTTCCTTATTTAGATTCGAGTTGAGCAACACGCTGACGCAATGATTGAATTTCCTTAACCAACATTGGTACAAGTTTGGAGTAGTCCACAGCCATCATTTGTTCTTCGTCTTCTGGTTGATGTACCGCTTCTGGAGCAACACTTACAAGTTCTTGAGCAACAAAGCCATAACGCTGATGTGAGCCATTAGATTTCCAGTCAAACTGACGAACTTGTAAGGCATCAATCAAACTAGATGCTGAGTCTGCATCTTGGATATTTTGTTTTAACCGTTGGTCAGATGAAGTGTTATAGCTAGTAGCAGTTGTTGTAATTGAAACAGTACCAACAGGAGTTCCGCTAAGACCGCTGGCATTTGATGTATGGAAAAAAGCCAAGGCATTTGAGCCATTGCGAGAAATACATATCGAGCCAACTGGATCAGTTTGTACACCTGCCCAACCAATAGTTGCTGTGTTTGATCCAGAACCAGTTAAATTAAAAAGACCACTTGATGTTACACGAGCACGTTCTGTGTTGTTGGTAAAGAACCGTAAATCATAAGAATTATCTGTACCAACGTATCCACCATTAGCATCAGAACCAAAAACAGTTTGTACTGTTGATGAGTTAATTCTGAAAAAATTTGACGCATCACTAACTGAACCTACAACTAATCTGTTTGAGGGGCTTGTTTCGCCTATGCCAAGACGACCACTAGCATCCAGAGTCATTGCCTGAGTAAAGGTAATGGCGGCATTTTCTGTGCCTATTGTATTAGTCACATACCAAGCGTGATTACCTGCGCCTGTTTGAGAATACCTACCTGCTTTGTCGCCTGTGTATGCGTATTCCCAACGAGAGTCTGTACTGTCATAAACCGCATTGAATGCAAGAGTTAAATCACCAGCACCTGCTCCTGTTGCGGCTAGAGAACGACCTGTGTTTTGAATCTGAAATGCTTTATAGCTTCCACCCCAAGCACTAGGAGTAACTCCCAAGCCTAGATTGCCTGATGTATCAATAGTGGCTGAATTAAACCAACCTACACCACCACTCTGATAGTTCCAAACTGCAAGACCACCAGAAGTGTTTAGTTGCAAGTTAGCCGCGCTTGTTGTTCCTGAATTTGCCAACAACAAAGAAGCCTGAACAGAATTGGATGGAGTAATAGTTGCTCTGATTGCTCCTGATACTTCAAGTTTTTGGCTAGGACTAGTTGTACCAATACCTACATTGCCAGAAGAATCAACAGTCACGGCCTGTATTGAACCATCAGCAACTAAAAACTTCATTGAATTTTTAGAGTTGAAGAAAGCTACATTTGAAGATGCTGTATCAATACCAATATTTAAAGCTCCTGTAGCATCACGCACTCTTATATATGGTGTTGATGAACCAAGAATATCTAATTTACTTACAGGACTACTTGTACCAATACCTAGATTGCCTGAAGAATCAAGGTAAACATGAGGATTGTTATTTGTGCCAAAAACCAATAAGTTTGTGGACAATGAACGCAAGAATAGTCCGTTAGATGGAGAATTCCCAGAGCTTAACAATGAAATTGCGCCTAAATCTCCAGTGTTATTGGCAAACAAAACACCAGCCGCAGCTCCTGAATTAGCATTGGTATTTGATACTTTCATCCAAGTAGATGAATTAGCATTGTTTTCTACATGAAATTTTTGTCCAGCACTTACACCTATTCCAACATTACCACTTGCATCAATTCTTAATCTTTCTTGACCATTCGTGCCAAATGTCAAAACAGTAGAAGCACCAGCAGCATACAAAGATAATGTTGCAGAGCCTCCGACCAAATAACCAGATGAAGTTCCACCAGACTTAAATGCAATCAGTGAATCTGTTGATCCATTCAACTCAATACATGAGCGTCCTGTATTGTTGTAAACAGATGTTGTAGTACCAACCAACAGATTAGTACCATCAAACTGAAGAGCATTACCAGTAGCCAATGCACTTGTACTAGTAGCATAAACAACACCATTGAGAGTAAACGCTGTTAATCCAGTACCACCATTTCCAGTGCCTAATGTGCCTGTAATATCAGCAGTTGATAAGCTAACTGCATCCCATGAAGTATCAGTTCCATTGGTTTGTAGATATTTATTTCCATTACCAGTTTGGCTTGGCAACAAAGCATTCAAAGCCGCATTAGCCGTAGTCTGTCCTGTACCACCATTAGCAATTGGTAAAGCAGTTCCTGACAAAGAAACAGCTAATGTACCGCTTGATGTAATCGGTGAACCAGTGACAGACAAGAAAGCAGGAACAGTCATCGCAACACTTGTTACAGTGCCAGATGCTGCAGTAGCCCATGACAAAGTGCCACTGCCATTGGTCGTCAATGCCTGACCATTTGTTCCATCAGCAGAAGGAAGAGTGTAAGTAGTCGATCCTGCCGCAGATGCAGGTGCTAAACCTACATAACCTGATGTAGAGCCAGACAGTCTTAAAGTACCTTTTACATCTAACTTAGAGCCAGGTGTTGAAATTCCAATGCCAACATTAGAAGAAGAATCAATTCTCATTGACTCTACAAAATCAACATTCTGAACAACAGTACCACTGCTTAACGTGCCACTGCTAGTTGCAGTCCAAATAGTTCCAACAGTATTGTTAGATGCACCAAAAGAAGTTTGATTACCACTTGTTATATTTGTATAAATATTTCCAGAAGTAATCGTAGTGGTTGGGTTAGCAATACCTGAAGGCGCTGTACTCCAAACATGGTCTCCAGAAGACTGAAGATACTGTGATGCAACACCATTTGTTTTGTAGTATGGCCTACTAAGATTTACTGCGTTGTAAATATTTGAGGATATACCAGTTTGGTTTAGATTTGAATCAAAAGAGAATGAAGCTCTCGTTCCAAGATCAATGGCTCTAAAATCTGATCCCCAAGCACTTGGAGTCGTGCTTACTCCCAAGTTATTGCCATCAAACTGAAGTGCTGTACCCGTAGTCAATGCACTTGTAGATGTTGCGTAAGGTACACCTTTATTGGTAAAAGATGTTAATCCTGTACCACCAGATGTAGTTGGCAATGCTGTACCTGATAGACTGAATGCCAAAGTTCCAGATGAGGTAATAGGTGAGCCACTAACAGACAAAAACGATGGCACTGTCGCTGCTACAGAAGTAACACCTGCGCTTACTGTCGCCCAAGAAGTTGTAGTTCCATTGGTCGTCAAATACTTGCCAGAATTACTAGCTTGGCTAGGTGCTAGAGCATTAAAAGCATTGGTAGCAGTGGTTTGACCTGTGCCACCATTTGCAATAGGCAATGTTCCTGTTACACCAGTAGACAAAGGCAAACCAGTACCATTTGTTAAGGTAACAGATGTAGGAGTTCCTAAGTTAGGAGTTGTCAATGTAGGACTTGTTGCCAATACATTGTTACCAGAACCAGTATTCGTGACGCTTACTACTTCTTTACTGGCATTCAAAGCCAATGCTGTAGATGCTGTCAGATTAGATAGAGTTGTTGTTCCACTTACAGACAAATCTGTAAAGTTGCCAACAGCTCCACCCTCAACTCGTTGCCAAACTGTTCCGTTATAAACAGCCCAATCTCCAACACCCCAATTGCTAGTTCCATTTAGGTTGGTAGTACCAGCAACAGAGACAATATAGAACGTATTAGCAGTGCCAACACTAGAAGTTAGTGTAGGTGTATTGGTACTGGCATTCCAAGTACCTTTATAGACCAAGGCAGATGCAATCAAATTGATCTGTGCTTGCAAACTAGCCAATTCATCAAGTACTGGTTGGCTTGTACCACCACCATTGGTGATAACTTTGATCTTTTCTGCAATGTCAGCAGCAACAACTTCACCAACATTGATCACTCGACCAGAAGACAAAGTGATGATCAGACTGCCATCAAAGTCGATATGAGCATCTTCTACAGATACACCATCTTCTCCATCTTGACCATCTTTACCATCTAGACCTTTAGGGCCATCAAATCCTCGTGGGCCAGTAGCTCCATCACGACCATTGCGACCATCTTTGCCATCACGCCCATCTTTACCATTTAGTCCATCACGACCATTTTTACCATCAATACCATCACGACCATCTTTGATGTTTGCAATGCGAGTCTCAAGAGTTGTTGTTACGCCATCGTACTTATCACGAATGTCGTTATCAATCTTCTTTAGTGCTTGAACAACTAATTGAACATTCTCAGCGGCTTTACGCTGCTGCATTGCTTTGATTTCTGATACAGAATTACTAACAGAGTTGAATAGATTGTCAGCAATACCATCTACCGCACCATCAAAGATTTTATCTATTGCCATTCTGCAACTCCGTGTTCAAACTTTCAAGAAAGTCGTTTTCTACGTCAACAACACTGTTCTTTGCATTGTTCATTTGCAACTCAACAATCTTGCTCTTGTTCTTAATGTCGGCTTCTTTAAGCATTAGTTCAGCAATCTTAACTCGTTTGTCGAACTCATTAGACTCATTCCCTTGTGGAAGATTCTTGGTAGTAGAAGCAATCACTTTAGCCTGTACTTCTTGTGGCATCAATTGAGCCTCAGTCATCAACTTAGCCGCCTCTGCACGATTCTGCTCTGCTTGTGTCGTATTGACAGCAATCTGAGCCTGTGCCGCTTGTAGAGCCAACTGCTGTTGAACTTGTTGCATCTCTTGGGCTTGTGGGTCAGGTTGACTCATCTGATCCAAAGCACTCATCAACTCAAATCTGTTAGTCAAACTAGAGTTGTTCAAGATACCCTTCAATATTAAGGGCAGAACAGGTGTATTCGGGCCAAGAGTCTGTAATAAACCAATGAACTGTTGTTGTTCGTACTCACGAGCAATAATTCCAAGCGTAGCAGTAGGAATAAACCTCATGTCCACACTAGGATATCTCTCAGGGTCAAACTGCATATAGCGGAATGCCGCCTTCTGGATAAACGGAATCAAGAAGTCTTCTTGGAAGTTTACCAAGGTACGCTTGTATTTCTTGATAATCGTAGCAACCGCCATGCTCATGCCAGCGCCATCACGATTACCCTGAGAAACCATGCCTTGAGAGTCTAAAGTACCAGTAGCCTGAAGGAGCATACGCTCAAACTCTTTGGCAGTATTCAGGTTATTCAGACTTGTCTCACCAAACTTGAATGGATAGAGAATCTCAGAAGGATTACCATTGACCATGAAGGCTTTGCCTGGCTTTACCTCAAACTTAGCACCTCTTGGTAGGCGAGAAGCATCCATACCCATCATAGGAGAGGTAGTCAATGCTAAAGAGTCCAAATGTGAACGCACTTGAGCATCAATAGCCTTCTGCATATTGTAGGATTTCTCTACAGTACCCCTACCTAACAGTCGATTAGGAACTGTATCGTCTTGATAGGAAATAACAGGGCGGTCTTTCATCATGTATGGGTTTTCTTCTGCTTTGAGAAGCATCCCATCATTGGCAATCACCACAATTGCCTCAACCATGTCTGTGTAATCTTCTGCTACTGAGTCATCAGGAAACAACTCTTCAACTTCTACATCTTTTTCAGTCAAATATTCTCTAGGAACTAAACCATAGTACGTCAAAAGTAATACTTTTTCATCACGATATTGGCTTAACTCTTGAGTAGGCTCTAAATCTGTATCTTCATAGGTTGTTGTGATGTCAACCTTGCGATAGATGCCTTTTTCGATGCCTTCAACGATCTTGTGGATGCCAACATACTTCTCAATGGCAACACCCATACAGTCATCTACGCTTGTTCCATTAGGGTCGAACAAGAAGTTCTTAGGATTGACGGGGACAATCTTGACTGCAATACGATTCTTTTCTACAACACCGATAGCGGCTTGCATTGATTGACCAGGAATCGGCTGAGTAGCGGGTTCAAAGATTTTCTCTGTTTTGACAACAATCTCACCGATGCCAGTTCCGTAGATTTCTGCCATCAACTCAATTTGGTCTATAGATTTACGGATTTTGTCTTGTTTGAAGTCTTCCATCAGTTGAGCTTTAAGCACTTCAACGTCTAATGGATTGCCATCTATGTCTTTCAGGTCATCTTCAATGTCAAAGTACTCACCTTGACCAAAGATTGCTTCCATAATCTCGGCATGGCGAGTCTCTACGGCTTGTTGGGTAGCGGGAGTAACGATTCTAGAACGCTCAGAGTCCCTAGTTTTATCCTCTGCTGCCCACTCTCCACGGAAAATACGCTCGTATTCAAGGTAACTATCAAGGAAATTGGTGTTGCGATAGTCTCTCCAGCGATCACAGTGGTCAATAACGAATCGAGTTAACTCTTTGTCGTTCTCTGTTGGCTGGTAAAACTCGTTTTGTTCCATATCAGACCCCTGAAATAATATCTATAGGTTGCCAATCATCACTGTTATCCTCTTCCATGTAGGATGTAACAGCGAGTTGGTCAATGTAACTAAGAGAGTCAGGTAGGTCGTCATGGACTCCTTGAGCAGGGAACAGGATTAACTGGTCAACAAACTCATCCCAATCTCCCTCAGAATTTAACACAATTCTGCCATGCTCAAACCTTCCTTGCAATGCCCAAATGATCCTATCAGCCTTTTTTCTGTTCCCATGAGTCAAATCCACGATATGGGCATAGGTGTTGTTCTTCCTCATAAGGTCGCTCAAATAAGGCAAAACAGCGTTCTTTAACGCCCCCCTCTCTATCCCAACACTCAAAGGTCTGTAATCCCTTATCGCCAAGAGAATCTTAGCCGCAGTCTCCCGAATATCCCACCTACCATGCTCAATCTTCTCTACAAACCACTTACCATCATCAGTAACCTTCACCACAGAGATAGCAGTTTCATCCAACCTTTTCTTAGAATTAGCCGCTTGTTTGGCAACTTCTTCAAATCCCGCTAAGTCCACAGCTACGAAGTAAGAACCATATTGAGGCTCTTCCCCATATTTGATCCACTCTTCCTTAAAAATATCCGATCCCGCATTGGTAAAGCTCGCCATGTACTCTTGTTTAAAAGCAAAGGTACTCAGGGTCTTCTTGGCAGACTCAATCTCTTTTTGGTCAATCAAAGGGTTATCAGCAGTGGTGAAGTGCCATGACTTCCAATCAGGATCATCCTCTGACTCACCCAGTTTAAAGGTATCATAGAACCAGTTACGTCCCTTGGGTGTCCCAATGAACAAGGCTCTACCTCGTTTGTCAGACAATGAAGCCCGAATAACCTGTTCCCAAGCCTCTGGTTTGATATCCGCTACCTCGTCTAGTACAGCATAGGTCAGCGAGACTCCCCGTAAGGTATCAGGTCTATCAGCACCACGAACATAAATCCTTGCTCCGTTTATCAGGGTGATGTCTAAGTTATTCACATGGCTACTCTGTATTACCTCTCTACCAAGGTCTAACAGCAAGTCCCAGATAATCTGCCTAGACTGCCCCATAGTAGGACTCACATAGAGCACAGCAGACCCTTGAGGACACTTGAGTCCCTCTATCAATAGGGTAACAGCCGCCATACGAGACTTACCACATCTACGACCAGCAGCGACTACTTTGAACCTAGTCGTATCCTTAAATACTTCTTGTTGCCAAGGTAAGAGAGAGAAATTCAAATCAGCCATACTTTGCCTCTACATCTTCTGCTTGTTCAGTACTGATTATGGTCGGCTCTTCACCTAATCCAGTGATATTGATGGTCACAGCACTCCTCTGACTCTTATCCTTCTCAAACATAGAAACAGGTAGAGTCCTGTCCAAACACATCTTCAAAGCCACCAGTTGATGGGGATGCTCGTCATTTAAAGCTATCTCTATCACCTTCTGAGCAACATCCTTACCCCCACTCCTAATCATCAGTTCTTTAAGCTCCTTGAGCCTCTGATGGTCAGTCTTAGGCAAAACACTAGGAGGGTTATCAGCAAACCTCTGTATGGTCATCTTGACGCTTCCTTTAGGTCTTCCTCTTCCTCTTTTCAATTGTTCCATTTGTCCTCCTTGGATGGAATTTCACTTTTTCGGTATAGAGGGGGCTACACCAATATCTACACACACCACTCTACCCCTCCCCCCCCCATACATCAGGGTTTACCCTCATAGGGTTTCTACTACTGTCTATCCATACAGCATGGTTTACCCTCATGGTTATCCTTACAGTACTGTGCATTTCATCAGTGCTGTCAATCTATCCAGTATTTCCAATTGAGAATGATTCGCATTTACTTAGATGGTTATGGTTTATAACTAGTTGCATGAATGAGACAGATGCACCTTTTCTAGGGGTCTTAATCTTATTGAGAATCATTCGTATCCTTCCATTAGGTGTTTACCCTATCCTAGTACTTACCCTTATAGACAATCTTCATTAGGGCTGTTAGTTATCCCGCGATCTATTTTTAAAATACTCATGTCCATGTCAGGGCGAAACCCTTGATTGTGGGCATAGTGGTATAAATCCAACACGTTTTCAAACCCTCTACATAAATTGCCATTTCCCGCTGAAAGCAAGATCATCCGTTCTGGGGCTGACAATGTCCTTTGGAAATATCGGGTATCAGGTTTTGAGGGTCTGCCCATTGTTTTTTCACCAATTAAATGAATTTAAATAATTGTATACCTATGTTCTACGGGTTTCTACTAGTTTTGTAAAAAGGCTCAGGAAGGCCATTTTTAGCCCGTTAGAGAGCCTCAAACCTCTGTCCATACTTACCCATCAAAAATAGTTATCCACACCACAAGTTATAGATGTCCACAATTCCAACTCTTATATAAGACTGAAACCTGTGAATAACTGGTACTCCACAGGGTATGCATTAGGGTTTTTACTTAAGGGTTTAAAGTTGGTAAAACTAGGGTTTGTACCTAGAGTTTTTCTTTTTTTGTTTGGTAATATATCTTTACTGACCTAGCAGATCTAGGGACTTTAAAAGGCGTTAATAAAATGGCTTATAACTTCAACATCAAATTGCACCCTTGGGGAAACAGTCCAGAATTCGGCACTGTTGTGGTAGACGAAACCGCTATGTATGGCGGATGGGATTACAAAGACGGAAGCGAAGGCGGAGGTCTGTGGTTTGAGAAAACCTCAAAAGGTAAGTTAAATCTTACAGATTTTGATGGGTCTTATGCTTTACCCAAAAAAGTTATTGAGGCTCTCCGCTTGGCGGGTTTCTCAGTAGATGCTGATTTTGAATAAGGGGCAAACCATGAAATATACAAAAGCTGTCGATATCTGGGCACTGTCTCAAGATCAGCGCAAACAACTCCAAGTCGGTCAATGGGTCTTAGCGGGTGGCTCTAAGGGTCAATGGCTTGGACAAAAAGCCTCAGGCACTGATGTAGCCGCATGGCATCATTCAGGGATTAAGGGTTGGAAGGCCAAAGTCTCTACCCTTCGGGCTTATGCTAAGAATTGGGGTTAAACCATGAAAAACTATTCTTGGAAATACTTAGTCTGCTCGATGGCAATTACTGACCTTGCAGACCTTGATCTAAATGGGTCAATTCCTGATGACTGGAAATTTACAGTAAAGAATGGCTCAACTCTTTACGATGAAGTTGGCTCTGCTTGGAGGGAAAGGTCAGAAAATACAGTTTATTTGTCTCATAAAAACGATTCTGACTCTAAACAAAGATGGTTTCACCCTGACACAATGGTCGATGTTTATAAGGTGTCACTATGAAAAAAGATGAAGCTATTTCATACGCAAAGGAAAAGGTTAAAACGTTTAGAGACTCTTTGGATGGCATTGAAATATGGGAAATGCCCAATGGTTCTTATGATGTTGTTCATACTTCAAACAGTAACGGGCGAAACGATAACATTGCCAAAGGTGGCAAAAAGATACAAACAATTAAGGGCAAAGCATGAACGATAACCAAAAAGATATCATCACAGCAATCTTGGCGGGTCTTATCCTGTGTTTTGGTCTTTTGGCGTACTTTGATGTCCTGACCAAATAATTTTCTTTTCTTTTTTTTAATAGGTGTAAATGATGACAATTGAAACTGAAACACGCTTGCAAGATCATGTGCAACATATTGCAAACACAATCACAAAAGGCTTTAGTGAAGAGCTAAATTATGACGATGAGCCAATGAGCGCCTTTGATTATCTCCAAGACGCATTAGACATTGAATACATTGTCAACAGTAAGAGAGAATATTTGGGCGCTAGGGTTTTGGTTGCCTTTGGTGGCCCTAATATCTGGGTCAATACTCGCACAAAAGTAGTCGAGGGCTATTGGTGGGGCGAATACGCTAAAGCCTCATTTGATGATGGCATTGGTTTAGATGATGCCTTACAGACTTTGTGGGAGTGCTGAAATGTACAAACAAGATATACAAAACCTTGCTGAGAATGCTTTGCATGAGGCTTGCCGACATATCCAAGACGTTCTAGGCGTTAAAACTGGAGATAATGCCGCCTATTTTTTCAGCGGTGAAGCTGAAGACACAATATATAGAATTTTTAGAAACTATATTCAAGACGAATTATCAATTCAAGAATATAAAACCGAGGACAATTAAAATGACTTTTAGAACTTATCTCATTGAGTTTTACCCATACCCTGATTGTGTTCACGCTGAATATGATGAAATAAGCGCAGAATCTTTAGAGGATGCGGTGGCTGAACTAAAAAAATATCACCCAGATGCTGAGATTTTGAACACCTACATCCACACAGCGTGTTTAAACGGCCTATGATTTATGCTTGCATTGCTCTAATTCTGCGAATACTTAGCGGTAAACGCTAAACCCTCAGGCCCTCTAAGGAGGGTTTTTTTACGTCCATGCTACCCAACTATTGACCAGTGCTAAAAAACGCCTAAAACGGGCTTTTATCGCCTTTTGAGGGCATATCTTCGCACAATCTGCGGATGGTTTCATTCAGTGCATCTATTTCATCCATCTTTTGAATAGCCCATGCCCTCTTTTGCCCATGCCATCCAAGCACTGGGTTTCTATGGCAATCAACACAAAGGGCTATGCAAGTATATTGAAGCCCTTGTTTGTAGTGGTGAGCCTCACTCGGTGGTGGTGCTTCGCAAACGCTACAAGGGAGGTTTTTAACCCTTGCAAGGTGTAACCTCTCTTTGGCGTTTAGTTTGTTGTTCAAGTGGTGGCCTTCATTTCCATTCGGGCACTATATTGCTCTGTTCTCCAGCACTCTATGCGGGCTTGAGCCGAGGTCATAAGCCAGCGAAAACGCTCTTCCTTCTCCACGGCTTGCCTGATGCCTTCTAAAATTTCAATGTAATCAGCATGAGCATAGGCATAGGTTTCTTGTTTTCCGAGCACTTCAGTACCCGCTTGGCTCATGAGTTGGGCTTTGCGTGATTTCCTGAACTCTTCTAAATACATTCTATCGGCCTTGGCTTTGGCATATAGTGGAGCAGTATCAATTAAGTATTGGATGGCTTTAGTTGGTTCGTTCATACATCCTCATACTTGTAGTTGAGTTTGTGATGCTGAAAACGCATTGCTGCCTCCATCTCTAGTTCTTTGCAAGCCTCCTCGGACATACATCCCACAATATCACGACCCTCGAACCAAACTTCTTTGACAGACTCGTTATATGTGGATTTGTCATCGTCTATTTCGTATTCATAGACAACTGTCACTACTTCGCTACCCTGACCGATTGTTGTATCAAATTCCCAAGTTTTTTCCATCATTGACTCCTGTTTAAAAATTAAATGTTATTCCTGTTTTGCAAAGTTTTCTATTAGGACTTACCCTAATGTCTGAATCATTCGTAAAGCCGCTTCAGGGCTGTCTATTCTGCACAATGTACCGCCACACCAATTCTCGAAAAAGTCTGTTTGTAGCTTGGTTAATCTCTTTTTAGAGTCTGTTTTGATCTCTACTAAGAACGTGTGACCTTTGTAGCCAACTAGCAAATCAACAGGCAGACCAATAATCCAAACGTATGCACCAGCGGCTCGCAAGGCAGAGACTATCTGTTCTTGGTTTGCGTCTACCCTTGCGGCTCTTCTCATAGCAATGTCCCGTCTTTGATTCTGTTCATGTATTCTCTGATTCTGTCTCTAGCACCAGAGCCATAGATTCTTTCGGCTCTCTCAAGTCTGGCACGAATGAGATCACGATTCTTAGATGACTCCCAATTTCGATAGAGTTCCCTTGCTTCTGCTTGCTCAAGGATTACCCTATCGCTTTGGCCTTGAATGTTACGTCTGCTCCAAGTCACCAGTTAACTCCAAGGCTTGATTGATTAGACGTACGGGATATGGTACGCCTTCCTTAACTCTGTCTAACAGTCTCATTGCTTCAAAGTAGTTCATACAAATAAAAGTTGTTGGGTTTTTACAGTTGTTCCAGAGTCGTATCTCTGTGAGTCACCTTTTGGATAAGGCATAACTTCGTATTTCAGCTTAGATCGCATGACTTTCTTGTCAGTCTTTGACCCGTGAAATAAGATGTAACGATGCTTCCTAGATCGTTCGACATAGTAAAAATCATCACCATGAAGTTCTTTTATCTCTGCCAAAGTTAGGCCATCGCCAATGGTTTTAGCGTGTTTATGCTCTTGTCCTTTGATTGTCCAATCAATTCTGTTTGCTGATAAACCTGTGTAAAGGAAGTTGGTGGCTTGATAAACGTAACCCACATGACCTTTGCTTGTGTCGGCAAACGAAACCACAATCATTGGTTTTGGCAATAACTTGATTGAGTTCGCAACCAAAAATGATGCTTCGTTTTTATGGTTGTCCAACAAACAGACTCGGTTTAGCTCTAAAACTTTATCTGAGTACTCTTTCCCACAGATTCCCATGCAAAGTGGTGGTGAAGCGGGAATCCCATAAGTCACTACGCCAACCAGAATGTCATCTTTGTAAAGCCCAAACGCAAACATTATTTGTGGCATACGCTTGGCATAGTGTTTTTCAAGTAACCACGGCTCAACTTCAAAGTTGTTAATCGGAAGAACTTTCATGCTCTTTTCCTCAACTCAGCCATCTTTGCCAACACTTCTAGCGGAATCGGAACTGCTTTTTTTCTGTCAGCTTCAATCTTCAGTAAAGCAGGTTCAGGCTCATTTGATGGTGGAACTGTGACCCTTCCAATGTCAGCATGGTTTGGTTTGATAACCCAATCTGCCTTAAATGCTTGCCAACCACGAACAACACATTCCTCCAAGGCTTTCTCTAAAGTCCAATTGGCCTTGTTTGCTTCAGTAGTTATGGCATCAATGGCTCTTTGTGTTATCGGTGCTTTCTTGGCTTTCCTCAAAGATTTGAATTCTTGCCAAACAGAATCAGAAACACCTTCAGGTGTTGCAACGACAGTTGCTTTCTCTTTATTTGGTTTATGGTTAATGGTTATTGGTTCTTGGTTAGGGTTATTTTGGCTTTCATCTGGCAACCCAGAAATAACCGACTGGGTTTTCTTTGGCCTACCACCTAGCTTCCCATTGTTCTTATTTTTCTCTGCTTGCTCTTGATAATCTTTAATTTCAACTTCAATGCGTTTGTGCTTATATCCTGTTTTTCCTAAAACAAAGAAATCTGACAATACATTTTGAAGGAATTTAACTTCATCAGAACCCAAACGTAACCGCCTAATAACCACTTGGGTTTCTTCTGGAATTGGTTGTTCATCAAGGTAATACCAATCAATCAACTGGCGATAAATGCCATGTTCAATTGTTGACAGATGGCCTGTATCTTTCCGATAGTCGGCAATGTTGAACTTGTAATAGTGCATAAATTTTCCGCTTTTTAAGACCCCTTTGAAAGAAACTGCGGCAGGAGAAGGGTTAACTCTTTTCGGTACGCTCATGACTTCGTACCTAGCCGTGTTTCAAAACATTGTATCAAATAAATTGATTGTTGGTAATTTCGTTTTCTGGCTTTGGTCTGCCAAGCAATCTTTTAGCTTGTGCGTTCATCACCGCATACTCTGATTTTGTAAATATACCCTTTGCATTCCTGATGTCAAACGGGTTTAGCAAACATCTAGGCTCTTCTTTTGGCTTGCTATCAATCATGTGATCAGCAAGGGTGTATTTGAGTATCCAAGAACGACCCATCTTGATCTTTTCAGCCGTAAGCTCTTTCTTGCGAATCATTTTCTTGCAAGCAGCAACAATGGAAGCCCTTGGGATGCCTGTCATGTTTTCCATGTCATAGGATGTCAACGATCCATCTTGCAGACATTTAATGATGGACTCTTGGGTCATTTGTAAAGGTTCTCCAGGTTAATTTTTCGGTTTAGATGGAGTTCTAGCGTTCTGCCAAGCAAAGCAGTAATAGAAGCATCTAAGTCCTCTGGTTCGGTTGTATAAGCATCTGCCATTGTTTGAGAGTACCCAAGCAAGGCTTCAGCGCATCTTTGTTCAAGTATTTCAACGTGCATAAGAAGAAGGAAGTAGGTAGAAGGGCTATTAGTTAATAGGACAAGTCTTTTCAGATTAGCATAGAAAAAAGTGCTGTCTATTAGGGTTTATCCTAGTATAAAAAGATAAAAAGGTGTGGCACATTATCGGTGTGGGCAAATAGTAACCCACGTTTAACAGGAGTGAATATGCCGATTCTTAATGGAAAAAAGGTCATAGACCTAGAGGTAGATGGAGTAGACAGCAGAGATTATCCAGACTTCTCTGATGCCTACTTCTCAAGTGGATGTTACGAAGATGGAACACCATTGACAGACGATGAGTTAAACAAGCTCACCGATCTCGCAGGTGATGTTCTCTGGGAAATGGCTTTCGATAGGCTCACATGAAAACACTATTTCAGACCTATTTGGAAGAGTTCTCCGACATCCAATACTGTCCTTATTGCCTGACAATCAAGGGAAACAGAATAGTTTGCTGCCAAGAAGCAGACTTTATCGAGTTCAAGGATTTAGACCTTGACCAACAAAAGCAAATAATTGAAAACGAATTAGATACTTATTGTATTTAATTGAATACTTAAAGGAGTTAATATGTCAATAGAAGCGTTACTTAAAAAAGATGTTAATTCTCATACAGAGAAGAAAAACAACCTGACCTACCTGTCATGGGCTTGGGCATGGGCAGAGGCTCTTAAAGCCGATCCTACTGCTTCCTATAAGGTAGAGATGTTTGGTGACAAGTGTTTCATGGATATCAATGGTACGGCAATGGTGTTTGTTACTGCCACCATGTTTGGCAAACCAATGACCTGTCAGCTTCCTGTGATGGACTACAGAAACAAAGCCATCCCCAATCCTGATGCTTTTGCTGTCAATACCGCCATCATGCGCTGTATGACCAAGACTCTAAGTCTGCATGGCTTGGGACTGTATATTTACGCTGGTGAAGACCTTCCAGAAGAGGGTAAATCAGTGGTTATCACACCTACTCAGGGCGCAACAGACAATATCCCTATGGAGGAACTAAGGTATCTTGAAGAAGTGGCAATAGATTTGATTGCCATGTGTGAGCAAGGTGATCCCAAGGCGGCTTGGGTTAAGTTGGAGGGAGAGAACCTAGACGATCAACAAAAGATTGCCCTGTGGACACTCCTTCCCAGTAAAGTAAGAAGTGCGTTAAAGAAAGCAAAGGAAATGTAATGGAAAAGAAAGATAACTCTGGCGTTTTGTTCAAAAACGATAAGAAAGAAACAGGAAACCATCCCGATTATAAAGGGAACATAACCGTAAATGGTCAGGATTACTGGCTATCTGCTTGGATAAAAGAAGGTAAGTCAGGCAAGTTCATGGGTTTGGCAGTATCTCCTAAAGAAGATTATCAGCCTAAACAAGCCCCTAAGAAGGCTAGTTTTGATGATGAAGACCTGCCTTTTTAAGTAAGTTTACGAGGCGAAAGCGGATGCTGTGCCAGTTGCGATCAAAAGCCTCTGATTACGCACAGACGCAGCGAGTAGCCTCACCTAATAGGAGTCAATAATGGATATTAAAAGTGCTTTCGACAGAATTTTTCAGATGCCTGAGTTTCCTAGAGTCAGGAAAACAGACCCCGAAACGTCATTTCAGGCAGCAGAATCAATCAAACCAGTATCAGAGCGACATTTTCAGGTCATTCTGGAGTGTTTACAGGCTCATGGTGCGCTTGGAAAAGATGGGATAGCCTCTTTGACCAACTTAGATGGAAATCAGGTTGCAAGGCGTTTAAACGAGATGCAGAAAATAGGTCTTATCCATCTTACTGGTAAAACAGTTAAGTCCAACTCAGGCAGAAGCGAAAGAGAATGGTCAGCATGACACTTCCTCCACATTCAAAGATCAGTTATCCATCTGTTCCGACCAAGGATTTCAAGTGGGAGTCAGGGTCTGATGTCCAGGCACTATGGAGAAAACATGGATGGACTCCACCTTCAGAACACATGACACCACCTCCTCCAGAAAAGAAAGAAGTTCCTTTAAGGAGGGTGAGATGAACTTGTTAAACCAAATAGGTTGCAAGCCAAAAGAGCCTGATGCCAAGTGTTTTAACTGTAAGAGAAGAGTATTCTCTACATTGCAAGTCAGGACTAAGAACTCAAAAGACAAGGCTTGTATTTACATCCCAATATCTTTACAGGAGAAGGTATGAGCGAATATGGATTTTTTGAATCACCAAAAGGGCAAACTTACAAATTTGTAGAGCCTCCAAAGCCAGTTGGGTATTGGGATTTATACGCTCAAGCTCCTCAAAGAACATCAATTGCGATGTATCACAAACCAACTGACGAGCAGATCAAAAACACCGAGCAATTGCTTGGATGGAAATGGAGAGATGCATGACTGACTGGACAAAAGAGGAAGATGAAGCCTTTAACATGGTTGAAAAGCAAAGTAACCTTGGTAAACAAATCCTGAGAGACATGGATGGACAACCATACTACTTTGATATTTACGTTTCTCCATCACAAAGAAACGTAGTCTTAGAAGAAGTGGCTCTTGAGTTTGACAAGATGCCATTTGGCGACACATCACAGAGTTTTGCTCAATTTGTAAGAAACATGAAAGGAAAATTATGAGTTACGCAGCAATAGAAGTTAAGATAATTCAGTGGGCAGAGGCTCGCAAAATTATCCCTAACAGCACACCAGAAGTTCAGCTTCTAAAAGCAATGTCAGAGATGGGAGAACTAGCAGATGCAACCATTAAAAATGACCAAGAAGCTATTGTGGATTCTGTTGGTGATGTCATGGTCTGCCTTATCAATTATTGCGCTCTGCAAGACATCAATTTGGTAAACTGTATGGAAGTAGCATACGATCAGATTAAGAATCGTAAGGGCATTCTATTGCCCAATGGAGTCTTCAAAAAGGACGGTAATTAGTTCTTTTTACCGACACAATCGTAATTTAGTATTTCATTGCAACAATTGGTTGCTCAAGGAGAACACTATGAAATTTGAAATGGAATTCGGCTGGACAGGTCATGAGAAAATTACAGTTGAAACCTTTGACTTCGATAAGATTAAAATCATTCAAGATTTTATTCAAGAACAAGAAGCAAACGGCTGGTGTGATGATGAATATGAAGACTCTGACGACTTTGAAGATGAAGATACAGAAGAAGAACTTGAAGGTTCAGAAGCGCACAAGTAAATGAAACCTATGGGTTTTACTTGGCTAACAGGTACAAACCCACATTACTAAAAGCATAACCCGCATAGACCATTGCCATGTGTGGGTTATCTTTCCATAGCTGCTCACCAGCAATGTAGGCATAGATAGCCCCTGTGAGGATGATTAGCCAAGCACTCAAAATGCACCTACATCAATTACTTCACCACGAAACTCTATCAGGTCTTCGTCAAACTTGTGTACGAGTTCAGGCCACAATAACTTCCCATTAAAGAAGTTCAGTACTGCAAAACCTGATCTATGGTTACTAGGGTTTAGTTCAGCATAAGTAAACTGTGGGCCATCAGTCTCAGCAAGTGTCCCTGTATCTACCCCAAATCTGTTCCCGTTATAGTCAGTAAATGGGGTCACTTTTAAACTATGAAGATGCCCCGTTACCACCGAAATGCCCGCTTGGACTGTATTATTGTGAGTAGCATGGACTCCACCTTTGTATCGGTGCTTGATGATTACTTGTGGGGTAGGCCATACTGCCCAACAGAAATCCCACTCGGTGATATGGTCTGTCAGCTTAAAGCCCTGTACATCTTTAAATTGTGGTGCGTGTTGAGCCAATCTGTTGGCAAACCTTACATCGTGATTCCCAAATGTAAACACTAGCTTTACATTGTGCCTTGCTGCTTTAGCTACTTCCTCAATCTCGCCAAGCATAGCCTGGCAAGCCTTCAACTCTTGGATAACAGAAGTCTGTGGTTGATCAGTAACATCGTGCCTTGATATAGACGCACCATCGAAAGCATCACCATTACATATCACTGCCTTTGGTTTGAACTCTTGGATGGCCCATAGAAGCCCTTTAAACGCTGTTGTACGCTGTGCAGGTATGAAGTGAGCATCTGAGAACACAATAACAGTCCCATCCAATATGCCAAGCTCTATTTGTTTTAAAGGAGAAAAGGATTTAGCTCTTTTCTTATCGTAAAGAACACCTCTTGAGTCTATAGCTGTCAAAGCACCCACACGATTTTCCATGCGTCTTCTGCGGTAATTTACAGCCCGTTCAGTGAGACATAAGAGCTTTGCTATTTTGGCGACAGATTGATACTTGTCCCAAAGGGCTATAAATTCCTCATCTGAACAAGTTGTTAGCCCATTACTTGATACCATGAGAATCCTTAGACAGTAACTTTTCTAGAAGATTGATGACTCTATGCTCTTGCATCTCCACTTCATCTTGTGATGACTTAGGGTCTTGTGCAACAGTCATTAAATCGTGCAGGAATACATGAAGTAACTCATGTAAAGCAGTCTTATCTAGTGACTCAGGCGTGATCTTTTCAGCACCAAAATCACCTAATCTGTAAGTCGCCAATCTAGCAGAGGCATTGAACTCAACAGAAGCCATTGCTGCTTTTGCTGGTTTACTGCCTTTTTCTATTCTCCAATCACCCAAACTCAACATTTGTTGCCACTTTTTAACACTTTGTGCAAACAGCTCGGCATCTTGTTGATTGGGTATGTTAGGCATTTAGAACATCCAGAGCATGATTGATATGACGAATCCTGTCGTCTAATCCTATCGTGCCTCCGTTAATCTTTTTTGTCATAAGGACATAATTCTTGGAATCGGCAAGTGGATTGAGCTTATGGGTGTCCCAGAACCATCCCGCAGTGAGTGCGGCATACATTGGAGTTGCTACAAGATCAGGATTCATCACAAAATCCACCCCTAAAGCCTGACCAGCATGGTAATAATTGGCGTGTCCTGTCAATTGAATACACCCACGACCTCTAAACCGATAGCCATCACCAGAAGCCTCATCCCTGTTTCCCATTCGACTAGAGTAAACAGTATTGGCAATCAACTTAGGATTGCGAGCGCACATCTGTGCCTTAGTAGCATCAAACCTTCTAGGCCATAACTTCTGTAAAGCCTCTGCACGATAGTTCAGGTTTTCTTCAAGTATTTTGAAGTTCCCACATTCATGCCCACATTGACCAATGAAAGCCGCTTTTCTAAGGGGATTCATAATGTCAAAACGCTCAAAAGTGGCATTTAAACCATCTAACCACTCAGGGCCGATATGAAGCTGTTTAAGTTGTTCACTTGTTACCATTTAGCAAATCTCTCATCTGATTGTACGAATCCACACACGCATTGAGTGCAGCAGTATTCCGATCTCCCTGTGCCACTATTTCTGCGATGGCTTGGAGGGTTGCTCTGTCGGCATCAGAAGCTGTGTCAGCCTGTCTGTCAGGTTCACTGGTTGCTTTTGTATCTGTGGTGGCAATGGGGGTACTTGTGGGGGTTTGTACACAACTTGGGGTGGGGAGGCGCACCCTACCAGCACGAATGGCAGCATCCAAAGCACTTTGTTTTTTGTTGACAACATCGTTAACCTCCAAAAGTTTACCAGCAGTAGCGTTTAATTGTTCGTTGAGTTTCTGTTCAGTTTGACGAGACTCCTCATTCTTGCGAGCAATCTCAATCTGCATCTCTTTGTCTCTGTCTGACCAACC